CTGGCGTCAAGAAAGATGGAACTACTGTCTCTCTGTTGAATGGACTCTTTGTTCGAGACACTGCCATGCTCGTCCCTAACCACATCAAATTGGGACTTCATGAATGTATCAAGATTCGATTGGAGAACATCCACGGTTCAAAATTCGACATTCCCCTTTCTGCTATCAAATCAACCAAGATTACTACGCGTGGAGGTACTGAGAAAGATGCTCTTCTTTTGTTGTTCCCGCGCTTCGTGGGTGCTCATGCTGATTTAGTGAAACATTTTCAACTGAATTATGATATGGGTATTTATGAACGCGCCGACATCTGTCTCCCTACCGTGCGTAAGATTGGCGATACGAATCACGTTATTCTGCTTGGCAATGTGAGAGCTATTGCTCAAGATATCAAATTGCGGATTGATGGTGAAGATGTTGTGATGCGCGAAGGTCTACAATACAAGATGAACACAATGCCTGGGGATTGTGGAGCTCCTATCATCTTGCAAGAAACTCGGTGTCTCCGGAAAATTGCCGGAATACATGTTGCAGGAGCGAACAGTGGCGAATGGAGTTTTGGTCAATCAATTACTCGTAAAGACTTGGAAAGAGCACTCGCAGACTTTCCTCAATTGATCATTACTGATTTCGACTCTGAAGATAACATCATCAACACAACAGCCGAATTGGCTTTGAATACTCCATATTCGGCACTCAACATCGCTGGAGTATTGGGTCTTCCTGCCTCGACATTTGCATGGGTAGGGAAAGCCATCATGAAACCATTCACACCATCAAAGACGGAAATTCATGAGTCAATGCTTCACTGCGCCATTGTAGAACCTACCACGAAGCCCGCTGTTTTATACCATTCGGAAGTGAACATGAAGCATAAGAATCTTGAGAAATGTGCTATCAACACGCCTTATATCGATGAAGAATTGATAGACATTGCTGTGAATGATTACGAGGCTGTACTGTTGGAAGGACGCCGTCCAGAGCTACAGAAAGTTCTTACTTTCGAACAAGCTATTTCTGGCAATACTGAAGTCTCGCCATATCTGGGTTCAATCAATCGGTCCACGTCACCAGGTATGCCATGGGTATTGAAACGTAAGCCCGGTACCAAAGGCAAGACTGGTTGGTTAGGTGATGATGAATATATCTACAATGAGGAAGTTCGTGATACAGTCGAATGGCGTCTGAATAAGGCGAAGCTCGGTATTCGTTGTTTAACGACATGGACAGATACATTGAAGGATGAGAGAAGACCCATCGAGAAAGTCAATCGATTGGCAACGCGTGTATTTGCAGCTGGACCAATGGACTATACGATTCTGTTCCGGATGTTTTTCCTAGGATTTGTCGCGCATGTGATGGAGAATAGGATCAACAATGAACAATCAGTGGGAACGAATCCGTGGGGTCCTGATTGGACGAAGACCGCTCAAAAGCTGCAATCCAAGGGCAAGAAAGTCTTCGCTGGTGACTTCAAAGAATTTGATGGTCGCCTCAATACCAACATAATGGAGAGATTCGTTGAAGTTGTAAACAAGTTTTATGATGACGGCGAGGAGAACGCCTTGATTCGGCGCGTTTTAGCTCTCGAAATTTGGAATAGCGTACATCTATGCGATGATGTGTACTATTCCATGAATCATTCCCAACCTTCTGGCAATCCTATCACCACCATCCTTAATTCCTTTTACAACTCGGTCGCAATGCGAATTGTGTTTGAAATTTGTAAGCGGAAGTTCGGTAACCCTAATATTAGCTTTAAAGAGGCTATTGCTATGGTTTCGTATGGAGATGATAACTTTGTCAACTTGTTGGATGCTGTCGCTGAATGGTTTAACCAAAATACCGTAACAGAAGCTTTTGCCGAAATAGGCATGATCTATACGGATGAGCTTAAATCCGAAGGTGAGACAGCACCCTACAAAAATCTCGAAGACGGTACTTATCTCAAGAGGAAGTTCAGGCTCGAAGATAGCATTTACGATGCTCCTTTGGACCTTGATGTGATTCTTGAGATGACGAACTGGGTTCGACAATCCCCCGATGAAGTCAGCGCATGCCGTGTGAACGTCGAGATGGCCGTAATGGAACTCTCGATGCATCCGCGTCATGTCTTTGACAAGTGGGTGGGTCGCATGAAGCAAGAATTTGCCAAGGCCACACAACAACGTGGTTTTGAGGAACAACTCCGAGTTCCTCTTTATAGCGAATATCGCCAAATGCGATTCAATGAGTATTTCGCATAATGCTCACCCAGGGATCCCTGTACTCTAGGTATAACAAATTACTTTCTGTGCAGAGACCGCTGATGCCACTTAATCTTTATTTTATTTATATATTATTTTATAGAGTCATTCTGACTCTTTATTAGGTAATCAGACTGTGCAATAATGCAATCATGCGTTATAGGTTTCTTATGGTTCCCTATAATTTCTTCCAAATGGAGCATGTAAGTCCCCCATATATAGGTAATTGACAACGTGATGAATTGTCATTAAAATATTTCATCAAGGAAACTTAGTAATAAGACAACAGTCCAAATATAGAAAACCTTCCATATTTCGAAAAGTAAACCTCTAATCCCCTCTTTGACGTGGTTAGAAAAAGGTGATCACGGTTCTCATGCCGTGTGATCTGTGCCTAGTAGATGAACACTTGTCGGGTCGAATAAAGCGGACAGATAATCTTTCGAAACGTTTCCAGTATAAATACATATATATTTACAAAATAAATAGGTAGGTAGTTTATTACAAAAAAAAAAAAAAAAACACGA